ACCCTCCAGTTGTTTAGGATGTTGTTGGGCTTGACCCACTTCCCGCTCTCGTCGTGTACCAGTAGGATTAACTTCTCTCCGTCGTAAGAGTTGTCGTCAGTGTTCTTCCAGTCGATGGTGGTGTCCAGTCCGAAAATCTCTTCGTCCTCCACATCGTACATATTCTTCTTTGTAATCTTCGAAGCAGGTATGCGAAAAGCCAATTCCGTTTTCGGCTTATCCATGCCGTCCTGTATCGGCTTGAAGAAAAACGGAAGTCGGTTGGCAATGGGTACCACTTTATCCGTAAACATTTTCTTCGCATCAGAACCGGTCTTAGATAGTATCCCTACTCGTGAGTCTTTGGCTAGAGTACCAGTGTTGACACACTCCGAAGAGCCCATGAAAGAAAATCCGGAACGACGAATCTTGAGGTACATCATTCCAAAGCATCGGTTGTCAGCTTTGCACGCTTCCCAGAAGATAAAAAATATTCGATTGGCCTCACGGAAATCAGGATAACCCACGTCGATACTTGTCCATTGCAAATACATATAGTGGGCGCCAGTGACGTACGTAGGCTTACCGTTGTTGTAGAACCAATGGCCTTCCTCCCGACGGTCGAACTCGCTCTCGATATAGTCCACCCAATCGGCCTTAAAGCCTTTAGGCATATCGTTCCACTGGAAGATGTTCTGAACGCGGCTTAGGGCACGAGGGAACTCTTTACGAACCCACCTATCTTCGCCCCTATCCAAGTCCTTTGGCGAGGGTGGCAACGCTATGTTAACGCCGTTGATGTTAATGATGTCACCAATCTTTCCAGACTTGGAGATGACCACCATATCGTACTTCTCATTGTATCCATAGACCCACGTCTTAGCGCGGTTCTTGTTAGACACAACGGACTTTGTAACCAAACCCACTACGGGGCGGTACAGATTATCTTGACCTTCGCTCTGCAAAACCCACCTTGCTTTCCGTCTTGGTGGTGCCCGACGCCAACTCCAGCTCCTCCTCTTCCGAGTCGATGCGGTTCAAAATTTCAAAGGCGTCGAAGATGGCGAGCTTCTTGGTAGCCGCCGCATTCTTCAACCTATCCGCCGCAAGCTCATCGTCTTCGCTAGGCTTTAGGATATCCTCTTGAGCCACCTTAATTAGTTGCTCAACAGCTACCCGCCCCGCTGCGATGATGCTCTGCTTTAGCTTCTTTGAATCTTGCATGTTATTTGATGGTCGAACATCCGGTACAACTTCTCACCGTCCACTGTAAACTCATACTCACTCTCCGGACAGAAAGTCACTGCATCACCAGACTCAATTCCTTGACCCGTAAGATAATCATTCGGGTAACGCATTATACCAACCAGTGGTTCTTCAGTTATTGGCTTGAAGATGGTTGAATCTTCTGGGGGTACGGGCTGTACAAAACAATACCTTCCTTGGGGAATCCACCCACCACCGGGAGTCCGATACATATAGAACTGGTCGAAGTCAACAAAGAACTGGTCTTCACGAAAGAAACTGCGCCCGCTCTGCTGACGACCCTTTATGTCGTTGTAGAACTTAAAGACGTTGTGATGCACCAGTAGGGTATCCCCAATGGCAATAGGACCCTCATACCCCAACGGAAGGGCTACGACCTCCCCCTCTCGGTTTGAGAAGAGGTGGTCTTCCTCACTCGTGCTTACGATGAGGTCGCCCTTGGTGTTGTTGTATCTCTTTCCCTTTACGATAAACTGATTGACTGCTCTCAAAAGTTGATATTGTATTCTATTGAAATGGGCATGGTTCCGTTGAACTCTTTCCAAAGCACCACGATGTCCCCCTTCTGGATGTAGATAAGGATACCCCCGGTCTCATCACTGTATTTAATTAAATGCACACTGTGGGAGCCGCCCAGTACGGACTGTCCCACCACGTAGCACATAGAGTCCTTATAGTCAGGACCGATACAAACCTTGCGTATGTCACGCATTAAAATTCTACAATCCGATACTCTATGTTAAGCTCAATATCCCCGTCTCCAGCAGGACCTGAAGGAATAGTTGTCGGAGAAAAGAACACGGCTGTGTTTTCGTCTAACGCACCACTATCGGTCAACGACATAGCTCTAATCTGAGAGGCTGGAAGAAGAAGAAATGCTTCGTTGAGCTCAAATTGAGCAGAATTTAAATTGCTATACAACTTCAAAGGAGATGAAAAACTATAGTTAGAAGTCCCGTAGTTGTACTTCGCCGCCGCCGAAATTACCTGAATGTACTTCCCCGCTCCGGGTGCCGCCACCACAGTAACTGGGGTAGCTGCGTTCAAAGCAGCAGAACTAACCGTAGCCTTAGCAACTCGGGTAGTAACATCGCTCCACACTACACCTCCAGCTCCACCATTAAGAGTCGGGTCTGAAACCAACACCTGACCCAAAGTACCTGTCGAGGAGTTGCCATCAATCAAAGACTCTGTAAGGGTCAAGTCCTGAATAGTAACGGCTGAAGAATTAATAGTACCGATAACGCCAGTGGGAGCAATGAGACTTCCACTCGTAAGAGCGATGTTGCCTGAATTCGCTACACCTCCGTTATCAAGTACGTACTGAAGGTCAATATTTGGCCCGTTAGAAGCAGACGTAATACGACCCTGAAGGTCGACAGTAACGGTAGCAAGGTCGTATGTTCCCGCAGCGACTCCCGTATTATCTAGGTCAATGGTGCCCGTGGTAGTAATTGGACCGCCTGACAGTCCAATTCCTGTATTAACTTCAGTAACGCTACCCGAACCTCCTCCGCCACCCGGAGCGGAGATGATGATGTTCTGAGGGTTACTCGGGTCCGTCACAACACTAGCTCCTGTTCCAGCACTAAGAGTAACAGCTCCGTCAACACCATTTACCGAAGTGACAGGAGTACCGTCGTAGGCGGCAGTAACATGGCCGTACTCATCTACAACAATGTTTGCGTACTGATATGAAGTGGCCGTTACGCCACTTGTATCATGACTAACGACAACGTCTCCCGAAGTAGGGGTTACTTTAATTGGGTCAGAACCAGTAACGGAGTTGACTACGTTACTCTGGTCCAGAGTAAAGTCAGCAATAGCTTGAACACTAAGCTGCTTGGTCTCTTTGTCTGTCGTTTCAGAATCAGTACCAATAGCCGTATCCGCCCCACTCAGAGGAGCGGGTTTAACCGGATAGCTATTTCCGTTATTAATCTTAGCCATCTTACTTCTTCTTACGGCGGTCGCCAGTAATAGCAGTAATAAGGATATCGAGATAACCAAATACGGCATTGTCAGATTCAGAAGGGGTTAGATTCACGATGACTTTCAAAAGCGCCATGGCCGCAACAGTCAATGGAATCCAGTTCTCTACGATAAAATCAATCATAGAACCAAGGTACGCAATTCAATACAACCAAGAAACGTTGCCCGATTTGCTCGGGTCACAGTCCACATGGATGAAGTTCTGGCCTATACCCACACGATTGAATCCAGCGGCAAGGAGGCCGCGAAGAATAAGGAACCGTCGGTTGGAACTATCGGCACGGATGTCAGCAGCCCAACCCGTAAGGTGTGAGCTTCCCGGGACTCCCCCCACCTCAGCATTATGCTCAGGCGTCCGAAAGCCAGAGTTGATAACGTAAGGAACTCCAGACTGCTCACGAGCCAAATCCAGCTTCTCTAGGAAGATATCCTCCATCTCATGGCCAGAGCCGGGGAGGTCAGGACTGTCAAACTCAGAGTAGGTGAAGTACTTCATTTCATTCCCTTTTGAGCGAGGAGAAGCTTGAGCTCGTCAACAGAATTCATGAGCTTCTCTAGCATACTCATGACCTGCAACTCCTGCTTTTCCAACATAGCGATGCGTCCCTTTAGCTTTCCGATTTCGGTTTGAAGCTTGAAGTATACTCCAATAAGCGCCCCCGCGAGGGTAAGGATTTCGAATAAGGTAATGGTGCTGGACATGTCGCCTCGTATGATGTGCCCTCCCAATAAATCCAATACTGGTCGTGGTCATTCTTCCCGTAAATATAATTCATGCAACCCAGTTAAATGAACCGGTAAAATTCCAACTGTTGTTTGCAATGAGGTTATCGTAAGCAGTCTTCGCGTTCGGATAAGTAGACTCACTTAATGTCCTTGGGCCGCCACCACTAGCTGTCGTCCCAAACATATTGGTCATAACGACTCCCGTGCCTTGACCAACGCTATCCCAATCCTCTAGACACAACGCTACGTTAGCATCGCTAATACCGGAATTAGCAAAAAAGAAATCACATAACGCATTATTTCCAAACTGCCATGCCCCTACATTTTGGTCAAAGGAAGTGGCATTATTAAAAATGCTGCCAAAAAATGAGCCGCTGCTTACGTCCCAACCACTGACATCTTGGTTAAATGAACTGGCGCCATTAAACAAAAAACCAAACTGAGAAACCCCACTAACGTCCCAACCACTGACGTCTCCGTCAAAAAGCAAAGAATTTAAAAAGGCGCTATTTAAAGTGGTAAGAGAGCTGACATCCCAGTTGTTTATACCAGATGTAACGGAAAGAAGCGGGCAGTTGCCCAACAACAATACTCCAGCACCGCTAGTAATAACAGCCGGATTGGAGTCGTTTATTGCGGTTAGCTGCAAGCAACTATTAAGTGATAGAAGCTCAATAGTGTCTACCCATTTATTGATTTCAACAAGCTTGGTTTGTAAATCGTTTTGAGCGGAAAAAACCCCATATCCGAAAAACTTAACATCATACACACCACCCGTTGAATACGTGTGTGTCTGCGGATTACTGACGAGCTCCTCTAAAGTTCCGGCACCCCAATCAACAAAATTGGGCCATATCGGACTGCCGGCAAGACCGCTCAACCCAATCGAAAGCTGAGGCAATCCATCACCAAGAGCGGTATTAAACTTAAGCTCCATAGGAGGGGTGTTGTAATATCCGCCAATCGCAGCCCAATCGCTTACGCCGGAAACACTAACTCCCGATGCAGGGGCTCCAGATATTTTACCTATCTCCATTATGCAATCTCAATCCAATCCGGACTTGGGTTGAAGTAGGTTTTGTAAACGCTACCAGACTGACCTAGATAGACACCAACAACCCGAACGATTTCACCCGAAGTCAATGTGCTGATGTCATTAGTGATGGATGGGGCGCCTCCGCTGCCGAGATACAAAACATCACCCGCAGTAAAAGGAGGAGCAAAAGTCAAAGACACTATCCCTTTTTCTAAAACGAAGGCGTCACTATTCAATCCAAGTGCCAATAAACCAGTAGCATTAGAAACTCCCGTGTTGTCCGCTGCAATCCATGAAGCTCCACTCCACCGATAAACACGAAAGCTTAGGGTGCCAATGAGACCAAAGTTGAATACAGTGCCCTCGTGGTCATAGTCACTCGTGTATGGAGCGTCGCGAACGATAAAAGAAATGTCTTCTCCATCAGTGCTCCCTCCCCCTCCTCCAGTGGAGGTAATCTCAATCTCGTTGTTCCCGGTAATCACATCAATCTCAATGCCATCTCCCGCAATGAGAGTGACATTGCCGTTTAGGTTGTTTAGATTCTGTACACCAGAACCGCCAGCAGAACCAACGCCCAACCAGTTGCCTGCGTCTTGCCAAGCAGTATCGTCAACGGTGTCGGCAGTATACTGGTACAGCTCGTCAGAACCCTTGATGATAGCCAAGGCCCCCGGGATACGAACCGTAGCGTTCAGTACGTCCCGCTCTGCCGTAGTCTCAAAGATGTTGATTCCACGGACTTGGTTTCCCGAAGCGTCCAGAGTAGGGGCGTCAGGGTTCGGGTTGATTAGTAGGTCGGGAAATTCAGCCATTAGATGAAATGTAGAAGTTGGTGCCTGTAGAGAAAGGACCAGTGAAGGGTGAGCGGAGCAAGCGAACAGTTACGCTTACGCCAAAGTCGTTAGTGATAGTCTCGGTACCATAGTCGTCAAAGTTGACGATAGGACCTGTAGGGCCGCCCTGACGAAGCTCGGGAGCCCCAAGGGAGTCATCGTAAATAATCCAAGCGTAGTTAGCTACGTCAGCCATAGTGGCTACAGTAGAGAACGTGTCGGCAAACTCACCAGAGAAAAGACGGAAGTAACCGTCCGAAGCAGAAGCGTAAGAGTCGTACAAAGCCTGACCGGGAGTAGCGCCAGAACCATCCAGAGAGCTTGCGATAAACATCATTGGAGGACGCATGCTTACCGTCTGGTCAGAACTGATGTTGGCATAGATGTCGCCATCGTTGTCGCTCTGCGTATCCGAAACCTGCGTCGTATACGTAAAGTCAGTAGTAGGACTAGCAGGAGTGTCTCCATTAACGTTTAGAGTTTCGCTGGCAGGGTCACCAACAACAGTCACTGAAGCAAGCTCAGTAGCACCGCGATACATGCGAACCTCCGTCATAGGAACGTAGGTAGACATCTTCGTGGCTACACCTTCGATACTACTAGCGTCATTACCCCACTCTCGGATAAGTCCAGTCTCGTCAGGAGAGCGACCGTCGTTGTCGGCTTCAACACTTGTCGTGACAGCAGGAACCATATACGCTTGCTGAGTAGCAATAGCTACGTCCTGAAGGAGCTGATTGCCCTCGGCATCAAAGATGTTGAGGTAGTAGTAGACGTAGTTGATAGCGAACTCAGGGAACGTAGGAAGCGTCTCATCCAAAAACGTCCCACTGCCGGGAGCGATGCCTGTCTGCAACTCTTCGATAGCACCTCCGTTGACGCGCCGAACCAATGTCGCATTGTCACCGCCGGTATATTGCCACTGAACGTTGATGTCAACACTCGTAAGGTTATACTGCCACGCAGGGATTGGGGTCGCGCTGAACGTAGCGCTCTGCATAATGAGAACGTCACGAATGAAATCAACGACAGTGACCCCGCTATCTCCAACAGCGTACGTGCCGTTGCCAGATAGGCGGCCAAACGTGTGTCCGTTGGTAAGGTTGTAGAGAATGTCTGTCTCAAAGATTCCGCCGCCGCCGCCGCCGCCAAACTCCTCAATGGTGTAGACGTCACGGTTAGCATTGCGGCTCGCAGACCCCTTGTTTTCTGTCTCGACATCGGGAGCGACGCCGTGAAATTTTGTTCCGGGAGGTATAGGCATGTCTTATTCTTCTGATTCGTTTCTAAACTTAGCTATCTCAGGCATTAGGCTTAAGTCCATAAGTACCCGGTGGTACGGATACAGTTTCCCTGCCTGTAGGTGTTAAGTATGTAAAGGTGTGGCTTTCAGTAAGAACCATGGGCTCGTAAGTAGCCCAATAAGCGCCATCACTGTATTCGCACTCTTCTATAGATGGTTGGTCATAGTTAAATGACATGTTAGGAACGGCGGCGTCTGTCCACCCCTGCTCAAAATCTGTGTCTGTAAATACCTCTACTCTCATGATGTGCTAAATGCGCAGTGCATCTCATCAGTGCCGGCACCTGATATGTTAAGCGCAACAAAGTTTGATGTGCTCCCTATTGTTTTCCATTGATTCGTTTGAGCCTCGCCCATAACAACGCCGAGCCCATTGGAGTATGTGCCACCAATTTTCGCTTGACCGTTTTGTATGCCAAATCCATAATTAGTACCTGAAGACGTCTTGCCTCCACCGATAAAAGTCCACCCCGTTCCTGCACCTGATAGGATTGAGAACGCTTCGTTTGATTGGCCAGTGGTTCCTTGTTGATTAGCAGTACTGTTGTCAGGTCTTGGGGATTGCCCGCCCGCACCCGCGAATCTGATTTGGCTGCCCGTGGTGATTGCCAAGGTCGCGTCATCTCCAAAGGCGGCCACCTGAGTGATGTCAGTTCCAGAGTATGTAATGATTGGCCCGTTAATGTCAGCGTTAGTCGAAACTAACGGCCCGGCCATCTTGTTTTGATTGTTGCCTGTGGTATAGATTGAACCCCCTTTTACCATAATGCACCTACGGTATCCCGCCGTGTGATGGGTCACGCCCGTAAGTCCGTTCTGCTCTTGGGTGAACGTAGCCGTTTGACCTGATGTAGTTCCTTGACCTGTGCCGTAATCGTAATTGTATCCAGCAAAGAACATCTCTCCTGAAGTGTTCCTAATACAAGTAGTCTGATTAGACATAGATACCGCCTCCCATGTCTCCGCGCTACTAATAAGTTCAGGCGAGTTTGGACTAGCGGAGCCTCCATCGCCTCTCATCCTCCACCCTCCGTAGCCCATGAAGTAAAAGTCGCCACCTTTAATGAAGCCCCAAGTAATCTGACCGCCTGTCACGTCTGTCCAATCAGTGTCGGTTCCGTATTGAGTCCACGCATTCAAAGTCGTAAACATCCCCTGACCGTAGGTATTTACGTTGGCGTAATACCACAGCTCGCCATTAGCCTTGATTCCGATATACTGTCCGTAGTCATGGACAGAAGCCAACTTGACAAACTTGTGTGTTGTAGTTGGCGACCTAAAAAAATCAGGAGTAACAGCGGCATTAAACCACGATACGCCCACCTGTCCTAATTGGGTTCCATTAGTTACCACAGGGGCAGCCGTTGCTCCACCACCCTGAGTAGTAAAGAACCCGTCTACTTGGTCAATGCTGCTTGTGTTCTGTCCGGATATGCTTGCCATGCCTTAACTAATTTCAATCCAATCTTGAGAAGGGTTCAAATAAATAATTTTGGGAGCAACCTTGTAGCCGATTACCCGCGACACATTACCCGAAGCCGATACAGGTGTTGTGGTTGCCCGACCGGAGGTGGTGTCTAAATAGACAACATCTCCAATGCTTCCTCCCGGGTCAACAGCAAGGCTGACAATGCCTCGAGTAACCATTCCGTCTCCAGAAGCACTCGTAGTAGCCATCGCAATCAAACCAGTGCTGACTTGACCAAGACTAGTGGCTGATGTGCCAGACCAACCAGTGGATGTGTTAGCATACAAATACCCAGCAATTACTACGCTTCCACTCAACTCAATTAGTGTAGCACCTTGCCCAAAACCCCCATCAGAACCTGTTCCTGTAGTGGTTTCTGTAATTGAATCGGCTTCGATATTGCCACCGCAAATCAAAGACGTCCCATCAAAAGTTAGCTGAGCCTCGCCCTCAAGAGCATCGTTTACAGACGTTGCTGTAATAAGCCGGTTGTTAGCTTGGCTTGCAACACTTACACCGCTAACGAGATTTTGAACCTCGATTTTTTTGGTGGTGTTTGTGCCAAGGTCAACAATGGCTAATACGTCCGTAGCAGACGGGGAACTAAGAGCGGTTAACTCTGTAATTTTTTGGTTTGCCATACTATGCTTCTGTTAGGAGGAAATCAATTCCGTTTTGAAGAAGGATTCTACCTCCGTTCTCTTGTAGCAAAAAATTGCTGGGACGAGGAATTGAACCAGAAGAACCGTCTTCTCCTTTAACAACATTGTTTATCGCTATCTGAATGGGCATATTACCACATAGCAATTACGTTGGTTGCGCTCGTGCCGGACTCAAACAAACGAATGACCTGTACAGGAATAAATGCCCCAGAACCAACCGCGCTAAACGTAACTACATCGCCACCAGAAGTCATTACCTCAATGTCAGCCGGACCGCCTGTACCATTGTACAGAACGCAACCCGTATTGTTGTCCTCGTAGATGACGTAATCCTCTGCCGAGGCCATAATGTTGGCGCTGAGGGTAAGGGTATTATCATCGTCAACCGCCGTAACCTTAGCCACACTACCGTCAGTAGTGTTGTACACGATGTAGTTGAGTAGGTTGCTAGTGAAATCAGCATCACTGTCAATAAGCTTGTTGGCCGCCGCCCCGTCAGTAGTTCCGCTAGTGCTGGCGCCTGCAACGTTAGGGATGTTGATGGTGTCGCTGGCGATGACCGCAAGGGCCCGTTCGACTTGTAGTTTCTGATATGCCATTATTCGTATGGGAACATTCGGTTTAATGTGTCACGACGCTTGTTGCAGCCGCAATCCTTACCCGTTGCCTTGGCCACAGAATCAACCACCTTCTTAATGCCGGTGGCTTTGGTGACCTTCTCGATGCTGTCGCCTAAACCTTTCATGACGACTAAGTTAATACTTTCCCTTTCGTCCGCTAGGGCTTGCCTTCTTACTTCCCCCCTTGCCTGCCCACAACTTCTTGCACGACCAATACCGTGCCGTCAACTTGTCGTTGGCCGTATCACACTTGTGCCGTGCCTTGAAACTCTTACGCGCCGCAGGACTGTAGTTGTGACCGTAACCCTTTGCACCAAAGTGAATAATCTTTTCCTTGCCATTGGCGCACGCCTTAACCATCTTCTTCTTGCCCTTGCTCGTAGACCGGCGAGGCTTGTTACAGGGCATGTCTTTCTTCATTACGTGCTCTTTGCTTGGATGACAATCCAGTTGTTGCCGTCAGACCAGACAGCAATACCATTGTACACCTTGTTAATCCTATACGATGCCTGACCGTCAATGGTCTCAGAACCCGGAGCGTAGACGTCGACCTTGTCCTGTGCCGTAACGGTACCGTTGTTGACGATACGCAAAACACGATACGGGATGGCAGCAGCAGAAGGTAACGTAAGGTCGTGGGTGCCAGAACCACCAACCCAATTCAAGTCCACAAGGTTCTTGCTCGTAGTAATAGTAGATGACCCGCCGGGACCGACAGTCATAAACTCCGGCTCTAGAATGGCTACGCCGCCAACGTTGTTTAGCGTATTGTCAATGGTGACGTTGTTGCCTCCAGACTGAGAAAGGCCAATGCCAGAACCAGCCGTTAGCTGGACCGTAGAGTCTACACCGCTGACAGCATTCAAGTTCAAGTCTACGTTGTCGCCGTCAGTACTCGAGCCCAGAGTGTACACATCAGAAGTCCCCGCAGAACTAATCTCTTCGATAGTATACACATCGCGCAAAGGCTGCACGGTAGCACCGCCCCTGTCGACAGTGTCAACGCTTGGGGCGACGCCGTGAAATTTTGTTCCTGCGGGTATAGGCATTACGCTTGATTTTTTTTACAAGATACGGAATGACCCAACGAGCAATACGCTTAACCCCCTTGCGACTCAAAAACTGAAGGAGGGGTTTCATTCAGGCCGAACAGGCTTGGTAGGAATAGACTCACCCTTCTTTTTAGCCTTAATTCTATCCCGGCGCCACTTTCGTAGCTCCCTATGATACTGGGTTCTTTCTTGAAAATTCATTCTCAAAGATAATTATTTACGACTAACCCTTGCGGCAGGAGTGTTAGGAACGAACTGACCTTTGCCACGCTTCTTCTTCCGCGCCGTAGCAGCACGCTGAGCCTTAGTCAAAGACTTGGCCTTAGATAAAGGCAAACACCGGTCCGGGTTCTTCTTGTTCTTGCTCGTGCCGCACTCGCCCTTGATGCTGCCATCTAAACCGATGCGCACCCATTTCTCGTCGCGCCACTTCTTGAGCTCGCCCATTACTTCTTCTTGGGCTTGCGAGGCTTCATAGTCTTAGCCTTCACCTTAACCGTACACGGCTTGCCATATCCTTTACTTGCCATAATTGGGGTCTTTACAGTACTTGCTCGCAGCCATGTTGGCATACGCGCTGGGGTAAACATCAAACGTTCTCTTCGCCCAAGCGATTCCCGCCGGGCAAATCTTGTTGCTCTTCTTAGTGCGTCCGCTCTTAGCCATTAGTAAACTTATGGATAAT